CGGCTCAGGCGATCGAGCTTGGCAACGACCAGGGTTGCTTTGTGCTTCCTGGCCTCCTTGAGAGCCTGGGCGAATACCGGGCGCTTTTCCAAGGCATCACTGCCTTTTCCGGTTTCGACCTCGATGTATTCCTTGATGATTGTGGCATTGGCGCTGGCAGCATAGGTGCTGACCAGCTTGCGCTGCGCTTCGAGGCCAAGACCGCTGCGGCCTTGCTTCTGAGTGCTGACGCGAAAATAGGCGACGATGGGTGGCGACATGCCCAATCCGTTTCATTAGAACCAACGTATTGATGATACGGAGCTAAAGAAAAGGCAACGGCTGAGGCAAAAAAATTTTCCTTTAGCCGGCATGGCTGCCTCGAGAGGAAACCCACGTCGTCGATTGCCCCGATCGACTGGGAAATTGCAATCATTGAAGCTCTCGAGACCGATTAAAAGGGCGAGTTAACATCGTTGAATCGGACCGCGACCGACTCACCCAAACCTGCCGTTAGGCAAAGCAGGCAACTCAGTACCGTCAGCCCATGACAGTGGGACGTGAGCACTCCTTCGGCCCAAATCAGCCCCTAGTTTACCAGCTTGGCGGTCGTGCCAGTCAGCGCGAGATCGACATCCCTCGGCTCGAGGATTTGCCGGATGACGATCGTCAACGGCTGTCCATCATCGCCGGCGATCGGCTGTACCGCTTTGCCCCAGCCGCGATCCAACAGGAGGGCCGCCGCAGCTACGCGCGCGGCCGGTGGTGCGGCGTCCTGGCTCACGATCCCCGCAAGCGTCCTGACGCACAACGCAGTGTGCCCGCGCGCCATTGACCGTAAATCAGTTGGAATTCTCTTCCTGGGCAAAATCTTACGGGGTGGAGCTACCCCCCTCCTGTTGACGCCCTAGCGTATCCAATGCCCTCGACCTTTGGTTCTGCTCAATGACATCCGACCGGTGCATTGGGGCGTGAAGTATAGCACCATTCGTCCTGAGCGGCGAATGCCCGCTACGAGTTGCTGCGGGACCCAGGGCTACGAAGTGTCTAGCGGGTCATCGAGGCTGACCCCGTCGCGGATGGCGTGCAGCGGATCGCTGGTGCCTTTGCTGATTGCGGTGACCTCGGCACCCGGGAAGGTGACCTTTGCCTTGGCAATGTCGGGATAGACAGAAAGGAAACGGGCGATTTCGTCCAATGTATAGACGGCGACCGCGCGCCCCTCGGCGACGACGGCACGAACATGGTCGTCGCTGGGAACGATGGCGGCAACCGTGCCATCTGCAAGCACTACCTCCCAGACCAGCGGAGAGATGAGAGACTTGCCAGCCGCCATAGCCGTCTTGTCGAGGGTCAGCCACGCCGTGACCATGCGCTTGGCTTCCCGACGAACAGCATCGAGGTCGCCGTGCCAGATGGCGGCGTTGAGGAGGTAACGCTGCCTGTCGAACTTCTCCCGCATCTCCGGCGGCACCAGCAGGCGCAATCGCCCGGCACCCCACCGCGTTTCCATCTGCGCCGCCATCAGGTCCGCCTCATCGATATAAGCGCGGCCGGTGAGGTAGGAGCCATGGGTGCGGGCCCACGAGTTCGGGTCGCCAAGGGGGCGGGGGTCGGTCTCAATCTTGCCCATGACGGTTTGCTTTCCTTGTCTGGCTGCGGACCTGACGGATCTTCCTGTCGAGCAGATCGATCTGCCGCGTCAGGCTCGCCCGCCGCTGTTTCGGGTGCGCGTCGCTCGACCTTTTGAATGTCGCCATGGTCTCCCTCATCAGGGCCTTCCGCCTGGCCTTCAGGGCCTCAACTTCATCTGCCATCTGGCTCCTCCAAACTTCAAAAACTGAGGGACGCTAACGCTACGCTAACGCTCCGAACGAACGCTCCTCCATTGGCGTGGAGCGTTCGTCGGCGAGCCGTTCAGGCTTGAATGATTGTATTTCAAAGGGTTAGCTCCAATTTATTTGCATCGTTCAGACCATCGTTCAGTCTGAACGAACGGGCTGTTTTTCGACCCTTCGTCGTTCAGACAATCGTTCAGGCCTTGCATGGACAAAGGGCTCAATCATTCGTCGTCCTTCCCGCCAATCTCCCGCTTGCCCTTCTGTGTGATCCGGTACTTGTTGCCACGACGCTCCAGCAGCTTCTCCTGGACCAGTCGGCCGCAGATGGCGTGCACCTTCGATTTTTGCGCCTGGCCGGTCTCGCCAACAAACCCGCAGGTGATGGCGAGGTTTGCAATCGAGCTGTTCCGGTTGGCGGCGATGGCGCGCATGAGCATGTTCTCTTCGCTCTCCTGCTTGCCCTCATCCATTTGCAGCTTGAACTCGGAAACCGGCTTGGCAACGACGGATGGCATCAGGCGGCCCTCGGCATCGATCACTCTGGGGCTGTCGACTACCTCGAGGTCGAACGTCATCGGCTCAAATTCGGGACCGCGGAACTTGCCTTGCCAATGCAGGGTCGTCTGCCGCTCGGCGGTCGCCCAGAGCGTCAGGTTGCCGTCCACTTCGTTCAGGAAGGCACTGCCGCCCATCGGCAGCAGGTTGTCGCGCGATGCGTTCTTAATCGGGTGACAGTTGACCAGCACGGCCGGCTTGCCGGGCAGGAAGGTCAATTGCCGCAGCAGCCGGGCATAGGCCCCTTGCTGAGAATTGCTGTTGCTTTCATCGCCGGGGAAGTAGGCCGCTGCCGTGTCCACGATGACCAGGACAAGGTCGCTGATCTGTTCTGCTTCAGCCCTGATCTCCAGCATCTTGGCGGCGATGTCGATCACCCCGGCCACGAAGCGCATCTTGAGGTCTTCGGCCTTGAAGCCATAGGCATCGGCCAGTACCAGGAACCGCGCCCTGATGTCGTCGGGGTTCTCGCCGGCCAGCAGCAGGACCGTCCCCGCCTTGACCGCCCTGCCGTGCATGGGCACGCCACGGCTGATGGCCTGAGCGAAGTACAAGCTCACCGCGGTCTTGCCATGCCCTGTTCGGGCCGTGAGCGCGTACAGGTAGCCACGCTGCAGGACGCCATCGATCAGGTAGGCAGGCGGCGAGAAGCCGGCCACGAACTGCTTCGCACTCAAGAGCAGTGGCAACGGCTCGCCGGTGTTGGGATCGACCCTGGGCTCTTCCGGCGGTGACTGACCCGAGTTTGGATTGGGCTTGGCTGCCTCCTCCATCATCTTGGGGCTGCCCCACTTTGCCATCTCCCGCCGCCATTTTTCCCGGAACGCGGTCGGTCCTCGGCCCTCGCGCTCCAGCAGTGCCGTCTTGTCGGCTCCCTCGAGGCGGCTTTTGACCTTGCGCTCGTAGATCAGATAGGCGGCCTCGGCCCGCACCTCCCACTCAATCTCCGGAGGCTTGATCGAACATTCCCGATACCATTCCAGCACAGCGCGCCAGACCACGTCGCGCATCTCCTCCTCGCGGCCGTCGATGCGATTGCCGAAGGCGTCATAGTCGCTGCCGGGAGATGCCGTGCGCTCGCGGCGCCCATGACCCTGGTCGCCACCATGCTGCGCCACCAGTGCCTCCACGGTAGCCAGCAGCCAGTCCGGCGCTGGCGCGATCTCGATCTCATAGGGCGCACAGCCGGGAGCCCATGAGTATCGCCGCCCGCTCTCGTGCAGGGACGATGGCAGCACGGCAAAGCCGCCCTGCCCACGAACATCCACGCCGATGGGCGTCCTGTTGGTTGGGACATGCCAGTCCGGCGGGGCCCGAAACAGGATTTGGCGGCCACCGCCGCCGGTCTGCTGCCGCCACGTTTCAGGCTCGATGCCGTTGTTGTGCACGGCGAGAATTGCGCGCCACCATTCACCGGCAGCGGGACCCTTCTGATCGTCCAGATCGATCACGAAGACATTGCCGCTGGCGCGGCCGGTCAAAATTCCCATGTTGTCGCGGGTCGCGTGCTCACCGGCGGCACCATACCAGCGCGCAAACACCGCATCGGGGACGAGGCTATTCTGAAACTCAGTCCATTCCGACAGTTTGGGGCGCTTCCACGAGGCTCCCTTCGCTACCTCCGACGGCGCGTAGCAGGGGATCACTTGTAGCCCGCATGCGCGATACATGGCGGCCCATTCCGCCGGGCTGGCGAAGTCAGGATTGAAATCTTCTATCGGTGCTGTGCCCATCATTTTTGGGCCGCTGCCCGGCGGGCCTTGAGAACGATTTTTTCAACGACGGCGAGCTGCCTGGCGCTCAATTCATAGTCGCGCGAGTAGCGCGCGGAGACGTCGACGGCGAAATCGATTTCCCACTTGGTCAGAACGAATTCATACGAAGCCGGATTGCCGGCGATCTCGGTCAGTACCTTGAGCAAGGTGTCCGGCATCGCCTTGGCGCGCAGATCGTCCTTTGGCGGCTGGGGACGGCGGCCCTGCGGAGGGCGTCCGCGCTGCTCCTGCGCGCACGCGCCGTAGATCAGTTCGAGGACGGTCAGGTTCTGCTTCTCGGCCATTGCTGAAATCAAGCGCGCCGCGTTGGCGCGCTCGCCGTCAAATGACGAGCCCAGCATGCCCAAAAGTTTCTCAAGCCGGGCTTTTTCAGGTATGTCCAAGACGCACCTCGGATGCTGCAGGTTCTTGGAGGGCCTTAAGCGCGCAGGGGTCAGGTCGGTTGCCGCCTTCCTGACCCCACACAGCATTCCATCAGCCGAAATCCTCGTCCGTCGGGTTCTCCTGCGACGGAGCCTGGGCGCGGATCGAGCCGGTGGTCGGCGGCGTCGCGACCTGCGGGATCGGCTGCGACGCGGCCTGACCGAGCTGCATGGACTTGGGCACAAACACAAAGTCACCACGCGCCACCCACCCGACGATGCGGAACACCGGCTGGAAGTTGGTGCTGCTCTTCGCCCCGGTGCCCGTCTTGACGGTCGTGACCTTGTCGAGCACGACCACCGGGAGCTTGCCAGGATTGGCAGCCGCATTCGCCTCGCAGCCGATGTAGAGCGCCTCGACGCCAGCCAGGAAGGCCTTGCTGGTGCCAGCGATCTCGCGGACGGCGGCAGACCCGCCGGCGCAGTCCTTGGCCAACTTCATCATGGAGCGGATGCCATTCTTGTGGCTCGCGCTCGGCTTATCGGGCAGTTCATTGCCGATCGGCACGAGCTTGAAGTCAGGTGCGGAGCCGGCCAGGAAATGGATCCAGCCGACCTCCACGTGCTCAAAGTCAAAGATCGCCTTGAAGCCATCGGTGATATCGACGGCCTTGCTTTCAAAGCCATTGTCGGTCTCGACGCGTTCCATCCGGAAGATACGGCCAGCGCGGGCGTCGTACTTGAGGATCGGCGTGAAGTCGCCGCCGGCAGACGGCGCAGTACAGAACCCAAAGACATTAGGCATCTTAACCTCATAGGTTGCTTCGATCGGCCCGAAGCAGTTGCCAATCCCGATTGCTGCGGGAATTCAGATGTTCCAGTGTTCGTAGGCGAGTTGCCTCGCGGAGCCGCCCCAGTAGAAGCTCTCCAAATCGGGGACCGTGATGCTCTTGAAGAACTCGGGATCGTCCGAGAGCGCGAGGAAGTTCTCGATCCTCATCGCGATCTGGCGCAGCGCCTCGCGATGCTCGCGGATGTTTTCAAGTTCATAGGTCGCGCACATTTTCGGCGTGACGTAGGTGAGCCGCGCGGCCGTGTTGTCGGAGGCTGCATAGAACGCCGCCTGTCGCGCGTGCGACACCTTGATCTGCGACGGCATCTTTTCGGCGGTCTTCAGATCGATGATCAGCCCGTGCTGCGCCCACTCGAAATCAAAATAGCCAATGATTGGCAGGCGCAGACCGGCCGGTTTCCACTCGACAAGGCCTTGCGTAAGCGAGGGCACGCCATAGGGGCGCAGTTCGTCCAGCGCCAGCCTGACCATGTCCTCGATCTTCTGGCGATACCTTTCGCGACGGGCATCCGGCGACAGCGCCATGAGCGTGTCGAACTTGACGATGGCGATCTTGACGCACTCGGCCAGCGCTGCGTCAGGGTTCATGATGCCATGTGTGACGCCGGTCTCGACAGCAACACCACGGTGCGCCGGTGCGCCGACCGGCTGCCGGAGGCCAAGCATCTTTTCCAGCACCCACATTGCCGTGCTGGCACAAAAAAGATTGACGGAATGTGCCGAGTGGTGGTCGTAGTTGATGACGCTCATTTGCGCCCCGCTGCGTGTGGAGAAAGGGGCGATGTGAGGTACCGAACCTCCTGCGCCGCGATCTCGCGTTCGCGACGCCATGCTGTCGCCGCCTCGACGGAGATGAGCGTCCGCGTGCCGACCTTCATGGTCTTCGGGGCCTGACCCTGCCGCTTCATGCGGAAGAAGGTCATCTCCGAGATACGATGTGAGGCGCAGAACTCGGGAATCGAATAGGCGTCTCGCGACACCTTGGTCGGGTCGATCTTCCGGTGCTTCTTGGTGGGATCGAGTTTCTCTGGACGGCGCATGGTAGCCCTCGCTGCATTGCTTGCAGCTGGCCTGCGCTTTGCCCAACTTACGCGACTCGGCCTCGCTGCGTACGAACAGGGGCCACCCTGCGCTCTCCGCCGCGTTTCACCGAGGGTAGATAGGGGGGAATTAGGGGGGAATTACTCGAGAAGCCTGAGCAGGCTCGCTATCAGTCGGTTTATCTCCCTACGGTCGGGCGTA